CAAGCCCGTAACTACTCTTTCGTCAACAAGTTCCTGGGCAAAGATTCCAACTCCATGATTCAGCACATCGACGAGCTGAAGAAGACGGAGAAGGGCGCTCGCGCTGTGATCACCCTGGTTGCCGACATGGAAGGCGACGGTGTGGTTGGTGATCGCACCCTGAAGGGCAACGAGGAAGTCCTCAAGTCCTACGATCAGGTGATCCGCATCGACCAAATGCGTAACGCTAACCACAACGAAGGTCGTATGGCTGACCAGAAGTCCATCGTGACTTTCCGCGAACAGTCCCGCGACAAGCTGGCCTACTGGCTGGCTGACCGTATCGACCAGCTGGCTTTCCTGGCCCTCTCCGGTGTGACCTTCGACAAGACCAACAAGGGTGCTTCCCGCCTTGGTTCCGATCTGGTCAACCTGGAATTCGCTGCTGACGTGAAGGCACCCACCAGCAAGCGGAATCTGACCTGGGACGGTCACAGCACCAAGTCTCTGCTGGTCAACCAAGGTACTGGTGGTATCACTGCCGGTCTGAGCGGTACTGGTGACTATCCCACTTGGGAAATGTTCGTCCAGGCAAAAGCCTATGCCAAGGACAACTACATCCGTGGCACGCTGAGCACCGAAGGTGAAGAGCTTTACCACGCCTTCCTGACCCCTCAAGCCATGGCTAAGCTCAAGCTCGACCAGACCTACCGCGACAACCTGCGCTACGCCCAAATGGGTAAGGGTGATCAGTCCAGCTTCATGACTGGTTCTTCCGTGAAGGTTGACGGCATCGTCCTGCACGAGTTCCGCCACGTCTACAACACCGCTGGTGCTGCTTCCGGTTCCAAGTGGGGCGCTGCTGGTGCTGTTGATGGTTGCCAAATCCTGTTCTGCGGTGCCCAAGCTCTGGGTATGGCCGACATCGGCAACCCCGAATGGGACGAGCAGGAAGACGACTACGGCAACAGCTTCGGCATCGCCGTTTCCAAGATTCTGGGTTTCCTGAAGCCCCAGTTCTACACCCAGTACTCCGGCAAGACCGTGCAAGACCACGGCGTCCTGTCGATCTACTGCGCTCAATAAGGAGACATCACCATGTCGAAACTGCTTGCTTCTCGCGGCGCTCAATGGCCTCTGTTCCAAGAGTTCATCTTCAACTTCAATGACTGGGCTGTTGACAGTGTTGATGGTTCCAAGAAGACCTTCGGCGCAGCTGTGACCAACTCTGGCACCGTTACCGCCATCGACCCCGCCACTGGCGACACCGTGCCTCTTCTGGTGTCCGGCACCGGCATCGTCCTCGACGCCATCCCCATGCCAATTGGTGCTGTGCTTCAGGACGTGAAGGCTTTCGTTGAAACCGCCTTCGCCGGTATCGGTGCTTCCGCCACCCTGTCTCTGGGTGTTGCCGGTAACACCACTGCTGTGGTGAATGCTGCTGACTTGGACGCCGCCACAAGCGGTAGCCAACTCACCGTGGCTTCCTTCAGCCCCACCCTGTGCAACAACGGTCAGAACCTGCGTCTGACCTTGGCAGGGCTTGCTGCCACCGCCACCGCTGGTCGGGTACGGATTCGCGTCCAGTACACCATCGACGGGCGCGTCACCGAAAACTCTATCAGCTGATAGAGCCTGCAAACAACGGGGCTTCGGCCCCGTTGTTCTATCCATCGTTGTTAGGAGACTTCCATGGCTAATTTTGTTCTGAACCGCATCCACAACCTGATCGAACGTGGTCACAACATCCGTTTCGAGAAAGGTCAACCCACCTACGTGCCCCCTGAACTCCACAAGTCTGCCATCGCTATCGGCGCAGACCCGGTTGATACCGAAGTGGACATGGGTGGTGACGAAGAAGGGACAACCGTCCAACTGACCCCTGAAGAACGCAAGGCTGAGTTCATCAAGGTGTTCGACAAGTTGGTGGCTACCAATGACCGGGAAGACTTCGATGCTTCCGGTACACCCACATTCGAAAAGCTGCGTGCCATGCTGCCCTTCAGCATCAGCAAGAAGGAACGCAATACCGCTTGGCAAGAGTACGTGGCCTCTAAGGAAGCCTGATCGTGAACGCCCAAGAGTTGTACGACGCCTTTCGCTCCGACGTAGTGGACACGGCGAAGCCGTATCTTTGGAAAGACGAAGAGGTCTTCCGCTACATGGATGCGGCCTACAAGATGTTCGTGCGACTCACGGGTGGCATTGCAGACATCACAACCAGTGAGGTGTGCAACGTTGATTTGGTGGCGGGTACAGACATGTACGATCTGCACCCGTCCATCCTGCGCATCATGGGGGCAACGCGACTCTCTGATGCCGGTATCGTCGAGGTGATCAACCAGACCGATACCCCGAAGCTGTTCAAGAGCGCCTACGATTACGGCCAGTTCCGCCAATTCATGATGACCAACACACCTGGGCCTGTGCGCTATCTGGTCATTGGTCGTCAGCGCGGAAAAGCAAAGACCATTCAAATCCCAGCGGAAAACGACACCCTCTTGTTGGACGTGTTTCGCTTACCCCTGAACACTATCACCGATGAGAACGGCCTCATGGACGAGGTTCGTGAAGATCATCATCTCTACTTCTTGGACTGGATGAAGCATCTGGCGTACAAGAAGAATGACTCTGAGACTTTCGACAAAGGCAAGAGTCAGGAATACAAGCAGTCATTCGAAGAGTATTGCGCCAACGTCAAAGCCGAGTGGGAGCGGTACAAGCACAAAACACGCATTGTGGCCTACGGAGGACTCTGATGAGCGCAATCGAACCTGTTCATGACCTCGAAAGCGTGGAAATGCCCATGCGCAGAGCTACTGACAAAGACCCGACGGTATCACTCCACGTTATCAAGCTCATGGACAAGAAAATGGACGCCCACGCGGCGGAAGTGCAGAAGATGCTATCCACTCACACGAACGAAGAGATGGAGCGGTATCGGGAGATCATCGAAGGTAACGCTGAGTTGCGTGATGCTTTGACAAGCCATATCGAGAATAGCGAGCATCGCCACAACATCTTGTCGCAAAGTTTCCACGAGTACGCCGAGCGTATGGAGAATTTCTGCAAGCAGATCGCACAGGCGTTTCCGAAGGATGATGAGGGTAAACCCGACTTCCGTGGTCATGGTAAGGCTCATGAATCATGGATGGAGTCTGCACCTTCAGACAAAGAACTGATGGAGTACGTGAAGGCTCAGAAGGCGAAGGACGAAGAGTCGAGTGCAGACTTCAAGTTCTATCGTCGTGCTGCTGTTGTGGCCGTGTTAGGCCCACTCAGCATTTGGGCTGCAACAACCTTGTATCACGCAGCTGTACCTCAAGCCGCCCCGGCAACACCAGTAGTTAAGGAGCAAGCCAAATGATGACCCTTCTCTCTTTCTTCGGCGGAACAGCCTTCCGTCTGATTTTTGGTCAGGTGATGGACTGGTTGAATAAGCGTCAGGATCACCTGCATGAAATGGATTTGATGCGGCTGCAGAATGAACTGGAAGGAAGTCGCCACGAGCGTGATTGTGCTCGGATCAAACTTCAATCCGATCTGAATGTGCGTGAGGTTCAGGTGGTATCCGAAGCGAACATCGCCAAGGGTGAGATGGACGCATTCATTGAGGCGGTCAAAGCTACCGCTGTCAAGACTGGGCTACCTTTTGTTGATGGTTGGAACGCTTGCATTCGCCCAGCTGGGGCCACAATCGCCCTGGTTGTCTGGGTGGTCAGTATGGCTGTGGCAACCGCCTTGTCGGACTTCGACAAGGAGTTGATCGCTGCCTTCCTCGGTATCTTCATCGGTGATCGCATCCACAAAGGGATTGGGAAGTGATCGAAGAAAGGCTCATTGAGTTCTTCACGCTGGCTCGCCGGTTTGAGGGATGTAGGCTGACTCCTTACCTTTGCCCAGCTGGTGTATGGACATGCGGTTGGGGAAGTACCGGCGTGGATGTTTTTCCAGGTAAACCGTGGACTCAAGAGTATGCAGACCAAAGGCTTGAGCAAGACGCTATCAAATTTGCGCAGGGTGTTCTCCGCGCATCGCCGCGATTGGTTCATGAGAAAGACGCAAGGCTCAGCGCGATTACGGACTTCTCCTACAACCTCGGTCTCGGAGCTTACAAAGGATCAACACTCAGAAAACGAGTCGATGAAGGTAACTGGGCAGATGTCCCTGCCCAACTCATGAAGTGGGTTCGCGGAGGAGGGCGCATTCTCCCCGGTCTTGTTAAACGTCGGGCAGCTGAAGCTGCGCTTGTGGGGTAAGTCATGGCTGCGAACAAAGATTTCGTTATCGAACAAGGCAAAACTTTTCAACAGGTGTTGCGATGGGAAGCCCCTCCGATCATTTACAAACCGATCACGGGTGCCACTCAAGCCGCACCTGTTCGGATTACTGCCCCTGCTCATGGTATCCCACCCGGTTGGAGGGTTGCTGTTGTGTCTGTCAAAGGCATGACTGCGCTAAACGCCGAGAGCAATCCGCCGAAGGACAAGGACTTCAAACCGGCAACGGTGGTGGATGTTGACCATGTTGAACTCAACGGCGTCAACGCATCCGACTACAAGGCGTATGTGAGTGGAGGCTATCTTCAGTTCAACACCCCTGTACCGCTTGCTGGTTACACGGCCAGAATGTCTATCAAAGACAAGGTGGGTGGAACTGAGTTGTTGAGCCTGGACACAACCAACGGATTTATCGTTGTCTCCGATACTGACAAAACCATTCGTCTTGAAATCGACGCGGTGACGACAGCTGGCATTACCTGGGCCAAAGGCGTATACGACCTTGAAATGATCAGCCCTGACGGCATCGTTGTAGCCCTCCTGGCAGGTTCTGTCACGGTAAGCAAGGAAGTCACCAAGTAGGGAATCACCGCTCACGTTGAGGTTGCTATGGATCAAATTTACTGCCTTGAAGACGTGAGTGACATCAATGTGTTCACCGATAGCCGCGAGCTTAATGTTTCGGTGAACGTTGAAGAGATTTCGGTCAGGACGGACTCAACGCAAATTCATGTCGCCACGTCTGTGAGCGAGATTTATGTTAGGGAACTGAAATGACAGATGTGGTGTCGCTTGATCGTCGTGAAGTCCACGTCGTTTCACTCGGTGGGGTTGGGCCTCCTGGCCCACCGGGTAGCGGTGGAGGAGGGGAGGTATTCGCCCTCGACGTGGTTCCTACTTCTACAGGTATCGTAGGTAGCAAAACCTACGAGCCGAACACCACCCCTCCGAATGTGGAGCTTCATCAGTGTCTTTCAGACACCCCGAATGTGCGCGTGTTGCTCGGGTGTGAGGGTGGTGCTGACAAGTACTCCCCGTCAGTCACTGTGAACGGTGTAGCAGCCGTGCTGACAGAATCAACCACCAAGCGTTGGTTCACTGGTTATGCTGACATCACCCTCTCTGCAGGTATCAATACCGTCAACGTTGTGTCCGATGCTGGTGGCACTGACACAGTGATTGTGGAGGTGTTGGGGGCAGGGCCTGAGATCACATCAATCACTTTTGGCCCATACCCAGGAACCCAAACAGAGTTGAAGGCTGGTGATCAAATCTCGGTCACTGTCCACACCGACGCTGATGCTACTCAAGTGACCGTTCTTCCTCAAGGTGCGACGGCTGGAAAAACCTTGACGGTTACAGGTGGTGTGGCTACAGGGGTGATTGACATCAGTGCCAATAGTGGAAACCTGCCGATCACAGCGCGTGCCAGGAACAGCTTTGGCACTTACGGCAATGACTTCCAATCTTCCACCCTTGTGCTTAACCAGACGACACCAACGATCACCAACGGTGGTGTGAGCTACCCTTCTGGTCAACAGGGTTTGAATACGGGTGATACCGGGACTGTGAATGCCCCAGTGAGTGATGCCGACACGGTTATCTACTCAAGCACCCACTTGTCCATCAGTAACCCAAATACATACGAAGTCAACAAGACCGTACAGCCGACTTTCACAGGGTATGAAGGTAGCGGGTGGAACTACACAATCACAGCCCACCGTGCGGCCAACGACACCACCACGACAGCAAACATCCTTGTTCGCATCGCCACTGTGGCACCTACCGCCTACATCATGACGAGTCCTGCTGGACGTATGGTAAGTTCCCCCACTGGTATCGACTATGAAGTCCGGGTATATCCTGACCAGTTGGTATCAGCTGCCCCAACCCTGAATGCCAGCGTAGGTGCATGGCAAGGAAGTTGGACACTCGTCGGTTCCTACTGGAAGCGCCTGCTGCGTATCTCAGATGCCGTTGCTCGCGGTGTGGCTAACTTCTCTGGGTTGTCTATCACAGGCCCTTCGGGTATTGCCGGTTCAACAATCAGCAGTGGTTCTGCCTTCACAGTGGGTGGGTTTTCATCTCGCACATTGACGATCCCGGCCTTTAGTCGAGTCGTTGCAATCGGTGTTAACGTTGGCGACGAGACCAAAGTC